CTTGAGTCTTGAGTCTTGAGTCTTGAGTCTTGAGTCTTGAGTCTTGAGTCTTGAGTCTTGAGTCTTGAGTCTTGAGTCTTGAGTCTTGAGTCTTAACATATTAGTATCCTACGTTATTTTACCACTAGTTACTTTTCTTGTCATTAAAAAGCATTTAAATTTTTATATTTAATTTCGTTGACGTCAATGTTTTTTGCCAATGTACTTACTTCTTTATGTGATCAGTTCATATTTTTGACGCCAACGAAACATTTAGTGCTTCCCTTCTATTAAGTCTAACCTAGCTTTTATTCTTTCTATTTCTCTGCGCTGCCATGCTGCCTCGATATAGAATAAGAGATCAGGTCTGACCCCCCATCTAGATCCTGCTGGCGTTATTTCAACGCGCTCAATGATGTCTTCCATTACCATCACTGGATTATCATCCTCATCAACAATGATGCTCCCGTCATTATCAGTCAGCGGCATTTCCCTTTGGCCAGTAATGACGTCATCATATACTGCGGGATAATCGTCATAGCAAAGAAAGGCATAGCAGCATGTTGTGCTTTCTTCTTCCATGAGTCCGTGAGAAATAAGAACATCACGAAGTTGCTGCGCGATTACACCATGATGTATCCTCGCCCCTTCTTCCCCCTTTATAGCGACAGCGTTCAGCCATTTATAAGCGATATACCTGACGTCACCCCAGGCATCCAGCAATGCTTCGTCAGGAGAGACCGGCTCTGTCTTTAATGTTCCGTCACTGGTAACCACAGGATTGGAGCCAAGATAAACTATCGAGAACCTGTTTCCCGGACCACCAAGAGCATTTACATTATCAAGATAAGGTTTAACATCTCCGTTCTCAAAAAGATGTTCGAGTGCGTTATATACCGCGCGACGTGGAGTACTGCTTCTGGAACCATGCAACGTTATCATTGCACCATCTGCTGAAGACGTTGTTTCACCGCCGCTAACGATTAATCTCTGAGCGGTAACATCATCAGACGGTACTTTCTTCGCAATAATGGCGTAATTACCCTCAAGTTTGACTTCCGCGCGAACTTGTCCTGATGTACCTGCATGGACAGTCAGTGACTGGACGGCAACATCATCTGTGAAATCAACGGGTACAGGAACCGTCCTCACGCCTGACGTCGACATAAAAGTAGGAAGCGTTCTGTTAGGAGTGGCTCCGTAGACAAAATCCCTTGAAACAAATTCTTCCTGTTTAATTTTCACCCTGAAACAATACAAATCAGCCGGGTGACCATCGTGAACATAAGGATATTTTCTGTTGTTATCCCCTATGCTCCATGGGTTTAGAAAATCTTCCCCACCGAAAATGTAGTACAGCCAGTTGTCTTTGATACAAACTGAACCAACACCAACCGCAGAGTTAACTATTCCGCCCTGATAAATCTGATCAGTAACATTAACCCACTCTACATTATCCAGACTCCACTCATTGACGTTAACTCTGGTCATAAATGTTCTTGGATAATTTCCTGCATAACGGTTATCAGGTTCTCCTCCTTCCCACTCACCAAATGCGCGCTCACTGCCAAAAATAACCAGCTCATCGCCAACTTTGGCAAAAGGAAGGTTTGAGTGATGAACATTATTTGGGAAGCGAAGAGAATTCCATGATGTACCTAAATCAGAGCTTCTGTGCAATGAACTACCGGGTTGAGTACTTAATGTCCCCCTGGTCGTCAGATACAGAATGCCATCATAATATTTTACACATGGCTCAGATGCATTCGCCTCATATTCTGCAGGTATGCGTCTGCGAACAAAGCTACCAGGAGAACCGAAAGCATCAGAGAAATAGAGTATCCCAAGCTCGCGTGGACCAATATCACCATTATGGTAGCCAACAGCAAAACTGTTATCGCTAATCGTCGCAAAACTGTGAATCTCAGTAACAGGAGTGCTTCCGTCAACAAAAGAAGGAATAGTTCCAAGACTGGTTTTTCTCCATGGTGACGAGTGAAATGATGTGCCAAAACTCCAGTATCTACCCTCGTTATTCTGATCCACATCCTGGGTATTTTGCGTCGTAACTGTAAAGGTATTTTTATCAATAACAGTAGTCACCGTCATATTCCCGGTAACATCTGTAACACCAGAGTTTGAGAAGTTGACAAAATCACCAGCAAATAATCCGTGATCAGTAATGCGAATATAAGCGACTTGCTGATTTGCTGCTTTCGTTATACCACCATAAACGCGAAGGCTGCGACTCATTGGGCGATCCCACAACTCTGCAACCTGCAGTTTATTTCCTCTCACGGTCCGCGTCTCAATTACAGCAAAAAGGCGATTTCTGACAACCCCCATACTCATGCAGTGATAGTTAACTGTGGGATAGTTTTCATGTAAATCTGTAAGCCATTCCGGCGTTGTCCAGGTCTTCCCGTCATCTCCTGAGCGAACCCATGCAACATGGAGGTTATTTACACCATGGCGGTCTCCAGCCATAAAAGGCGCATAGATGACATTGTCATATACAAACGTTTTATCCTGCGTCCAGGCGTTGTACCACGGTGTATCTGTAATTTTAAATAACTCTCCCTGGATAAAATCTTCAGAAGCATAAAAAAGAGGCTGACCCGGTATTCTCTCAAATAAAAAACGAGCATTTTTAAATCGACTGACATCTGGAAGAGTTGATACTTTAAAAGTAAGCCCTCGCCCATCTATCTTTTCACCACCTGTTGCAACAGAAAGTAATTCTGATAGAGCTGATGTATCATCATGAACACCATCACCAATAGCCCCCCAACCTCTTACATCATAACTGTCTCTCCATCTTGCTATCTGAAGTTTTGGGTATTTATTCGCTCCATCTGGGTCTTCTAATTGCCGCCGTAACTGATCAGGATCATACTTCAGCACATTCGGAAAATAGAACTGCTGCGCACCATACGCATCATAAACAGCCATAGAATGGCCTTGCACAGTTACGAATTTGGCAATCTGTCCGTTATATACAGGATATCCAGCAGCGTTAATGATGATTGGTTGCGAAACAGGAACGTGAGAGCCGTCTTCGTTTTCCACATAAACCTGAATCTGGTTTTCAGGATTTACAGGGTCAGTGTCAATTTTACCGATATAAATTTTGCCATTGGCTACGGCTTTAAAAGAACGCGCCATAGTGAAGAGTTGCGAAGGCATCGATACGATCACATTGGCTGTAATGTCTCTCATTTAATTTGCTCCAGACACAAGGAATCGCCGCAGCATGGCTACGGTGAATTTTGGGCATAAAAAAACCCAGCCGAAGCTGGGTCGTTGCGTTGGTTATCTGTCAGTAGTTATGTACTGAAGGAGGTAATTCTTTATTCTTAAGTCTCATCCATGCGGAAAGATTCGTTGGTCCGTCTGGCTCATTAATATCAACATCTCGTGTATGGTTGATTAAAACATCTCTCGCTATATCGATAATACGGGAGAACTCATAACCGCAGTCATGACATCTGCCGGAATAGTTCGATTGAATTTGTTTCAGCGCCGGATACAGTTCGCGGAATAATGCCTGTGAGCGGTTGGCATAATCCCATAACCATACAAGGCTGTTTGCTTCTTTTGCAGAAAGCTCGTTGACTTTCCTCTCTTGTTTGCCAATGAACTCACCTTCAAGCACTACCCTGTGGATGTACTCTACGGCTTGCGGTATCTGAGATGCATCAAGCTCTTCAATACTTTCCACATTGAAACGCTGATGAATCATTGCATAAGCTTCTGGGTACATTAGATGCTTTTTGCTGACCAGCATATTTACAGCATCACGAAGCGGAGTCCTGTCATCAACAGATGTTTTCTTACGTGCATTTTCTGCCTTTCCCTTTGTCCAGTAGTCATGCAGCACAGTAAAGCATTCTTCCTGGTACTGAATCAGTTTATCGCGGATGTCAGCACGAACTTTCTCGGGGTTGATGCTGAACAGCCATCCATTTAACTTCTTCAAAGGAAGGCAGAGTAGCTTACGAAGCTTTCCATCAGCAGCAACCATATTCATATGAATACAGTTGAACTTATCTAGTTGTTTCATAAGTTTTTGTTGCTGAGTACCCCAGCTCATTCCGAGGTTTTCAACGATTGGCTTCATCGCAACATATGCAACTCCGGCAGCCATGGCGGTGATAATTTGCTGACCGTTGAATGGTACGTAAGAGGTGTTCACTGCTTCTAAAATTGCTATACTATTCATGTTGGTTTTTCTCCACGGATTTACTGACAACCGAAGCCCTGACTGTTCCCGCAGTTGGGGCTTCAACTTTCTGATCTATCAGTTATATCTTTCCCTTCATATACTTCACCTATATTGCTAATGCTGGCAGAACATCCAAGATGCTTGTATCTTATGATGTCCAACACGCAGTCACTACACAGCATCCGACCTGTTTCTTTAGAGTAAATGTATGTTTGATCAGCGTCTGATTCGCTAATGCCGCAGAAACAACATTCTTTACTCATACCATTACCCCCTCTCTCTTCAAGCTGTCTATCAGGCGCTTGATAACCTCTGAGTTAAACGACCTGCACTCTTCCTTTGCCCTGCTACCTATAGCATCCTTTAACGACTGCGGCATCCTTACCAAAATCTTACTTATTTCTTTCTCCATGTTACCCTCCACACAAACAACTCTTTCCGAATACAAAAGATATCAAAGTGAGTATATCTAGTCAAAATTTTTTTGCATACACTTTGCTATCAAATTGAATACCAAAGGTGTGATATGGCAAAGGGTGTGTCAATTTCTCCAACTACGGTAAGAATCCCTGAATCTTTACGCGAGGCTCTTGCTGTCAGAGCATCAAAAAATGGTCGCTCTGTTAACTCCGAGATCGTCATGATTTTGCAAGCCGCGATTGATGAAGATAGGTCGCCAAAGTCAGTTGAGTCATTTGCTCAGCAAGAAGCTGACAAATTCAAAGAGGCGCTGCTTGAGACGCTAAAGACCATGTATGGTAAGGATGAAAAATAATGCTGCACACAATTCATTTCTTATGCCCCGTTAACACTGCCACTGTTGGGCAACTTCAGAACCACTGTCTCACCGCATTATCTCAAGGCGCAACTGAATTAAATATCCATATATCAAGTCAGGGAGGGGAAACTGCCGCTGGCTTTACTGCGTATAACTTTCTTAAGTCACTCCCTGTTACCGTTAGAACTCACAACATAAGCAATGTTGAATCCATAGCTAATATCGTTTTCCTGGCTGGCTCAGAACGTTTCGCAAACCCATTATCAAGATTCCTGTTACATCCTCTATTATGGTGCTTTGCCTCCCCAGCCGCCGACCATGCCAGATTGAGAGAGTACGGGAAATGCCTCGATAACGATCTTGATCGCTTCGTTGAGACGTTCAATATCGACATCGGAACCCATATTAGGTGGGCATCCCTGATAGCAGACTCGACCATTTTGGATGCTAACAAGGCTCTTGAGCATGGCATAATTAATTCCATAAAAACTGCAAGGCTGGCATCCAATCAGGCAAACTGGTGGGTTGTTTGATGGGTAAATCATGATTACTCCTTATAAAAAACCCACCTGACGGTGGGATTTTCTTATTCTTTATCTTTTAAGTCTATGGTTCTTTGTCCAATAACCTTTTCATCTATGTATTTCTCATACTCTTCTCGAGTATCAGAAACCATTGCAATACCAGTAACCTTACCTATTTGGGTTCTAAGAGCCTTAACTCCAACCTCTGATAAAAACTGGTGTATTTTATCGTTTTTGCTGCCTTTTTCTTCTTTTGACGTTTTTGCTAAATTAAATACCTTTCCTTCACTTCTGGCTAATGGGTAATAAATGTGATCTATCGTAAGATATTTAAACGCCCATGGTCGCCCTCTAACTGGTTTGTCTATACCATACAGACGATACCAATGCTCATAAAGTTCAGGGGTGAACTCTCTTTCATACTCACGAGCCTCTTCAGCAACATATCGCTTATATGCTTGAATTACCTCTTCTTTTGTTCTGTCATACCCTGCCAAAGCATAAACAAGCCCCTGAATGCCCGCCTTGGCTGATGCATCAATAATGATTCTGGCTTGCTTAGCAATCCCTTCCTGACTGGAAAGCAACTTACCTTCAGCTTTAGCATTAGAGATTGCTCGACATAAATCAATTAATATTGTTACATCGTAGCCATGTATTACAGGATTAGCTGGAGTGTTCGTGCCCGCCTGTTTGTATTGAAAAATAAGAGGATTTTCAAGTTTTGCCCTTAATTCATGCCCGATATACTGAGAAATAGTTTTCCCCTGAATAAACTTTGGCAACCTGCTGCCACCTTCGCCAAGACCAATCGCTTCTCCCATGCCTCTCTGGCTAATAACGGCAGTTTTGTTATCATCATTTAACACATAGCACTCAACATCAATCCCGAATTCATGCTGGAACGATCCCTTATGCGTAGCAATTAATGGTTTATCCTTCCATCTTGCAGCCGCTGCTTTCTTTGCTATTTCAGAACGCTGCTCTTTAGTCAGCGACTTTGCGCGAGCGATCCCGCCCTTAGCTTTCCCTTCGCCACTTTTCTTTTCAGTCATAATGCAAGCACCTTTGTTGTGATTTATGCTTGCATTATATACACTGTGCACACATACAAGCAAGCATAAAACTAAAACAAAATGCTTGCATTACAACCGCGCTACTCCAACTACACATTATCATCTGGTATCCTGCTCAAAACTAAGGAGGTTGGTGTGAAGCAATTTCTTGCTGCTATGTTCTTATTCATATCTTTTGGGGCTACAGCAGAGTGCTGGGTCGTTGGAGATATGCGCGGAATAAGCTATTCAGAACGAAATAATTTCCATCCGGAAGAAGATGGTTTTAGTGGAACATTCATCATTAAGACAAGCGGTGAAGATGCCAGCATCACATATTCTGGGACAGATGCGGGCGGCATGGCTTACAAAGCATTGTCTAAAAACTCCATCATAGGAATCGGCGCGAATGGCGAAACTCAACGCGTTATCGACTCATGGGTAATACATCCTACTGGAACAGTTTTAATGTCAAAAACCATTTCCGGTTATGGAAATATGGATTCAACCAAAGCTTTTGTTGGAAAAGTAAAAAGAAAATGTTAGCGATTGAATCCAATTTCCCATACGTTACTGCTGTGTTGCCTCAGTAGCAAACAGCGGTCTGATGGCATTCGCAGCGTTATTTAGCGCTCTTTCATAGGCTGGTGTTCCTGCTTTGGTGTTTGCCAAACGAAGAAGCATATTCCTTGCGGCTTTGGACTCATACAAACGCATCATTGCACCAAAGCCAGCCTCAAGCCCCATTGATACTCCAAGAGTCGCAGTTGCGCCAATCGTCCTTATCCTGTTGGCTTGTGATTGCCCCGTCTGAGTTACTACATTTGCGGTGTCTGACCTTGCTGTTTGCTGTAGAACTTCATGAAGAGCATCAAGCTCTTTCATGTGCTTTCCAGAAAAAATAGTGTTGTAAATTTCACCGCCTGACTGAGATTTAAGCTTATTAACTTCAGTGATGAACTTGGCTGGAGAGTCACCGGCCTTTTCCGCTATTTTGCTGACGTAAGCTGCACGCATAGCATCTTTCCCTTTATCATCCAATGCGCTCCAGATTCGTTTCACGTCAGATGGCTTTCTGCTTAATACAACGGTATTTATAAGTTCAGGACTGGCTTCACTGCTTGCCTTGTTGAGCTTGTTAGCAATGTTTTTATTAAGCACCTTATTATAAACGTTTGCATAATCGGAATTTGCTTTAAGGTATTTTGCTGCGTCTGACGCACCGAGGTTTTTTGCAACTGCGTTACGAAGGTCTTTTGACATTGCATTCTCTACCATATTGGTAGCTGCTTTTGCCTGGTTGGGGAAGACCATAGAATCTCCCTGAACATTAGATCTAAATGCTGTTCTGTGCTGACGCAAGAGATCAAACGTAACATCCAAATCAGTTGCAGGGTTTGCTAATTCTTCACGTAGGTTACGCAAGGATGTAAGCAGGCTTTGATTGGCTGAAGTCCCAAGCCGTTCCTGTCTTGCGATCGCTGTATTCAGAGCATTCATGGTATTTGTGGTATCAACTGCGGCATTACCCATTTTATTGGTGACGTCATTGATAACAGCGCCAGCGGCATCCTTCCGCCCCCTTAACGTGGTGGTCAGAGATTTCACCACATCATCAGGGTTGTACTCACCAAAACGGTCAAAATAATTGCTTACCAGCTTACTACGCGTTGCATATTGCTCCGCTCTCTTTGAGCCTGTCCCGAGCAAAGCCCCCTCGGCATCCTGAGTAAGGCCGCGAGTGAAAGCATTTTTCGGCGGGATAACATCAGATGTCATTGGTGTCACGCCCATCGATTCTGATGTGGCAATTTTCTTCGCCACTTCTGGCGCAATATCACCTTTTATAGCCGTTATTCCACGCCCTATTCCCTTTGCTGCTGCGGAAAGAACCCCCTGAGCGGCAAGGTTAACTCCGGCGTTTCTTGCTGCATTTTGTGCGAAATCGCCTTTCTGATTTGCAGCCTCTGCCAGTGAGCCAATAGCCATGCTTCCTGCCGTTCCAACTCCTGGAACTAAATACCCACCAATTGTTTCTCCAGCTTGCGCATAAGGGTCTGTCGGTCGATCGACTGGACGATAGACATCATCCAATACTTTTGGCCCACCAAGCCCCTGGCTGATTGCATTAATCAGACTTGCGCCACCCTGCAATACGTCAAATGGTATGTTTACCAGACCACGACCAGCCTGTTCTGCAATTTGCCCTGCACTTTGACCACCAGTGAGCCAATCGCCAGCTTGTTGCATCAATGATGGTTCTTCCCGTGTTGGTGCATTATTGGCCTGATTAACTGTTTGTTGCTGAACAGCCTGACCAGCAAAATACTCATCAATGGCGGTGCCAATATCTTCCGTGCTCGTACCATCAGGAAAGGTAAATGTCTTACCGTTTGCAGTAACTTTCATCATTCCACCGTAAATTGAATGCCTGATTTTGAGGTATATGATCCAACCTGATTCCGTGGTTCTCCTGAAGGTGTCGAATCTTGTGCTGGCGCTGCGTCAGTATTCAATGACATATACCGCTTAACGGCACTCCCCAATGATTCACCTTTTTTAACATCCAACCCCAATATCTGACCGCCATTACGCGATTGTCCAGGGTTGCCATTCGCGCTCATCCACTCGGCTTTAAACTCATTAAACTGCGCGTTTCGTCGCTCAAGGTTTGCCATTGCATCAAGCCATCTTGCGACCGTCTCAGGGTTATCCATGTCAGTTGGCGCACCCTGTCGAACGATCTCAACGTCTTTATCCGTTGCTGGGCCGGGAGGTAGGAATTTAAGAACCTGACTGTTAACAAGGGCATTTTGGCGAATGCGCAAATCACGCAATGTCGTATCGCTTCCGGTAAGTTTTGCGAACATGTTCTGTGCGTTACCGAACAAACCTGTCGTTGGTTTTTCTGCTCTGAACTGTTGAGCAAGCGCACTCATGGAATTGGCTGAGTTTGATGATGCTGTGGCATTGTTTACAGCCGTCTCGATGCCTTTTTCCATGTTTACTGACAGCTTAGGTGCTTCGCTAATCAACTGCTGAGCCTTTTCCTGCGCTTGCTGCATCTTAAACCCAAACTCTTGCTGATCCAGAGCCAAGCGTTGTGCTGCGATATTGTGCCCAGTCATTGCTGACTGATAGGAAAGGTTTTGCCCTCTCGCCTGAAGTGCTTCTCCAGCCTGATTGCTGCGGATTGTCTCTGCCAGTCTGCCTCGGTCAATTTCACGACCAGCCATCTTGTCCTGAACAGCAAACGCCTTTTCTGGTCCAAGCGCACCGAGAGACATAGTAGTCAGCATGTGTGATAGCTGCTCTGGATTCTGGATACCTGTCTGAATCATCCAGTCAGCATTCGCCCCCACGCGATTTAACCTGTCCTTGTTGTCAGTAATGAATTTACTGTAGGCTTCCGGTCCCTGAGAAAGAGCGACGTTAGCTCTCATGGCTAAATCGCCCATATCGTTGCGTTGCTGATCATTAAGACCTGAAAACGCCTGTTGTGCCTGTGCAACAAACGCTGGATTTTCCTGGGCAAACTTAAATAGTCCCGATGGATCACCAGAAGCCCATGCATCAGCATGAACCTTATTGAACGCACTAATCGCTTTCTGTTGCTGTTCCTGATTGTAAATATCAGCAACTCCAGCCAGACCACGTAACGCGGTCAGACCAACGTTATTTGTACCTGAGCGAGCCAGTTCATTGTTTTCGCGGATCAGACCAAGCGTTGCGTTAATGTCGCTTGCCTTTGGCGCATTCTCATTTTGCGTACCGATGCCAGCCAGAAAACCACCAGAATTAATACCCTGTTGCCAAGCAGCCATTGATTACCCCTTAAAACAGCGAACCAAGCAGACCAAGACCAGCACCGATACCAGCACCCCACGGAGTTGATAGCTCGAGAGCACTGGCTATACCACCACCCAAAAGCGCACCGGATGCAGCACCACTAACACCCTGCCGCAATGCTGACGGTCGGTTGGCGTTTGCCGCCGCCAGCGCCGCGCTTTGCTGTGAAATCTGACTCATGTTGTTGGCATATGTTTGCCCGGCGTTTGCCTGTCCCTGAAGAGCGCCAAGACCGATATTTGCCAGGTTGTTGTAATTGTTCATTTGTCCAGATAGCCATTGCTGACCAAGCGTTGGTGCGATTGTTGCTAACTGATTACTGGTTGCGGTGGAACCCAATCCACCTGTTGCTTCCGCTGCAGCCAGACTCTGATAGCGAGCCTGACCAGCAAGATCTTTGTACTGCTGAGAGTTGTAATACTGGTTAAGTGCCTGACCTTGCCCTTCCAGAGACGATAAGTTCTCAAGGCTGCCGACATACTTCCCAGCCAGAGGAGTAAACGGCTTCAGGTTGTTCATGATGGTATTGAACTGCTGATTTTGCAGGTCTGCGGCATACTTCTGAGCTTCTGCGGCATACTTTGCACTTTTATCAGAGCCACCTTTCCCGCCTTTTTCAGGGCAATAAGGTTCCTCGCCGCGCAGTTTTCTGCCCAGCTTAAATGCATATAACATGGCTATCTCCCGTGATTCAGGAAGTCGATTAGTTCTTCACGTGTGGCGCTGTAAAACGTCACGTCATCCACGCCCTTGAAGTATTTCTTGATGGTTCCGACACGCTTAAGGCCAATCATTGCGCAGTACATCTGCCCGTGGCGGAATTTGCGTGCAGCGAACGATGTGACGCACTGAACGGTGGTGTTAGTCAGAATGTATCGCCAGAACGCCAGCCCGATTTCCTTGCTGAATCCACGAACCTCTGGCAGGTACATGGCGTGGCAATCGAATGTAAGCGGCTGAATCTCCTGATAGTAAACAATGCCGCCAAACTGACCGTGCACGTTAACCTCAAAGTAACGGCATTCAGGCTTGTAGTCGTATCCATCACCGTTGTTGCTACCAGCGATAATGTCGGGGTGATTTCCCACGGCTTCTATCAGGTCGATGTTTCGCGTTGGTTTGAATGTAATCATCAGTCAATCAGCCCATGTAATCTAAGTGCTGTTTCAAGCGCCAGAATACGCTGCCGCGCCTGCTGCAAACCTGTAGCGAGAGCTGCGACTTCGGATTGTGTGTACGTAGTGCCGACCGTGTATGACTGGTTAGCGTTGAATGAGCCAAGAAGTGGCGTACCTGTGGCTGCAGTCCATCCGGTATTTCTTGCTCCAACAACCTGAATTCCATCAACTGAATATGATGTTTTTACATCCAGCGGTGACTCAAGAGACTGCAATTCGGTTACGGTTTTCGATACGTAATCACTCTTAATGCCAGAGACATCGTTTTCTACGTCATCCAGTCTTTGGTCAACAGTGACCAGATGCGCCTGAATATCGATAACCTCATCCAGCAAGTAATCAACATCGCTACGCAGTACGACTATCTTCCCTTCGGCAGTTGTTAACCTGACCTCAAGTAGATTTATCGCTTTTGTGTTTGCGGTGATTCTTGCGTCGTGATCAGCCAGTTCGACATCCTGTTCATCGTTTTTCACCTGTGCATCGTAAGCGCCCTGACCAGCCTGATTTGCCTTCCCGGCAATTGCGCCGACATCAGCCCCCTGATTAATGACATACAACAGGTAAGACTGGCTGAAGATATTGCGTGGAAGGATTGATGTATCGAGCCGCGTCGCCTGCACAATAACAGGAGTGTTGAGATTCGAATCCGCCATTACTCAATCCTTATCTGAGCGCCAGAAAGAGTTACAGGTGACTTCGTGATAACGCGCAATTTGAAGCCAACATTTTTCCTGATTCGCCCGACACGCTTCCACAAAACGCGTTTGTCGTAAACGAACGGTTCATTCTGCTCAATCATCTGCTCACGACCATAATTTATGCCGTCAGTGGTTGCAGAGAGGAACAGGCGGTCGGCGTACTGCGCAACTCCAGTTGACGATTCAACTTCAAGGTCGAAAACTCTGGCGTTATCCGCTTTGAACAACGGAGTAAACAGCAGGTGTTCCTGTTGCTTGTCGTACTGGCTGCTGATATCGAACTGCAATTTTCCTGTCATCGATTCAAGCTTATCGCCGCACGTTATCTGATTGCCTTCGTAAATGAAGTCGATAGCGCGGTACACATCGTCATACAGGCCTGTTTTCAGCACACACCATTGCGGACCATTGGCACTTGAAGATGCGTCGTACACCAGAACATGGCGCGGAAGGTGGATAATCAGCAACTCATGCGCATCAAATCGCAGCGATTCCATCACGCCATCAGCCAGTTCATCAGCAGTGTAGGAACGAAGGATTTTCTCAATGCTCGCGCTGGCGATTGGTGATACCTGACCGGAGCCGATGATATACACAGACGGCGCACCTGTTGCCGGATTGCTGATGAACGCATACGAATCAGCAAACGGCGTTTTGCAGTAGGTTCCGGCGATTCCTTTTTGCACCATCAGCGATGGCTGTGCGACATACAAAGCGGCACCAACAGTGGTTGCACCTGTCAGGGAAAAATATTCAATCGTCGATGAACCAAAACAGACGATGAAGTCTCGCCATGTTCCGATGCCAATGATGCCGTCAGGCTGCGATTCTGCGCGATATTGTGCGCTGTAACGGTCAGGATGCGATTCGTCTTCAAGGTCAGTGATGAACCATGAATCAGTTCCGTCTTTTGACCACGCATAACGCCCACGTAAGCGCGTAATGTCACGAACTGAACCTAACTCGTACTGTGTGAATCCGCTGTCTGTAGGCCAGTTTGAGACGGTTTTAACCGTACCATCATAGCGATACTCGACCAGTTGACCATTAACGCCTACCGCCTGTGATGTTCGACCATGCGCCATTGATACGCGACCACTTCCGGCAACATCACCGACCTCACTTTCGCCCTTATATAGTTTGCCACCACACACGCGATAAACAGCATTCTGCGCCATGTTGTACTCGACGCCGCGAGATACACCGTTCACATCAGAGCGTTTGGCAATGCCAGGGAATGAGCGAAGATATCCGCTGCTGTTCAGGATTTCTTTGGGTGTAGCCAGCATATTCACTGGCAGATAGTCGATATAGTCGGCGTTTCGAAAGTCTTTGCCGACACCTTTCATAAGCGGAAGTTGCTGAATCGGCATTTATTCACCTCACGTACTCGGATCATCTTTCTCGATGTAAAACCGATTCCACGTAAACGCGCTTTTTAACCCCGCCCCGCGAGGCATGTCATTTCGTCGCTCAAGTGGTGGTATTTTGGTTAAAGCGATACAGATTGTTTGATATGCACTGTCAGCAGCGGTAAGGAGAGCGTCTGACGGCTGAATGACGTTATCCATGCACACTTGCACAGCGAGTTTCAAAGCGACGCCATCATTTGCCCATGCAGGGATACCTGAATCATCGTCAGGTAACGGCATGATGCCGTTACCTGTATCAGCAAACTGATATCCAAGCTCGATACCTTTAGCCTGCCATGCTGCCATCATGTCTTCGAGGTCATTAATGGCATCTTCAATTGCCTGAGGGTCAGCATCTGTCAACGTGGCATTGGAATACAGCCCGGCTTTTCGTAAAGCCTTTAGAACGAGATCACCCTTCGTTTTCGCCATCTTCTTCCGCCTTAGCCACTTTTTGCTTCGTTGCGGTTTCTTCAGGAGTTTTTACCCAGCCTTTTTTCAGGTGAGATTTAACTTCTTCGTCATCAACGATGATGTAATCCAGCGAGTGGGGGCCGCAGGTGATCATCGATCCCGGCTTATAAAGCATGATTTGAGACATTTCGATCTCCAAAAAAAAAGAGGGGCCGAAGCCCCTTGGATTACTGGTTAGCCAGTACCAGGCCGGTGAATTCCGGGACCAGTACGCTTGCGCCAGCCAGCGTGGTGAAGCGAGTCCACGTTTTGCCAGATTTAGCGTCGAACTGGTAAGCCATGATGATGGTCGCACCCTGCTCGGTCCTTGCGGTCATAACCTGCGGACCCTGGCCGGTAGGGAATGCCAACTTGCCATACATCAGCTCAACAGAACCCTCAGCGAAGAAGATGTTGGAAGCCGCAGCCTTCTTGTTGAGGATGGTGATCGCCGCGTTTGCCACCGGATTGGCGGTAACGTTCTGGTAAGGAATAGACGCCTTATCCGCGTTGTCTGGTGGCAGAATTTTCGGGCTGATGGTAACGGTAGTGCCATTTACTGCCAGGACGCGGAATACCTGCGGCTTACCTGTATCCACCTTCTTGATCATGTGGACACTGTTAACGCCTGCGATAGTGAATGCATCGCCGACAGCCAGTACGCCAGCAGTGGATACGGTGATGTCACCCTGGCGGTTATCGGTAGGCGCGCCGTTGGAATCCATCGCGGTAACTTTGTGTTTTACTGCGCCGCCGAGAGTTACAGCGGTAGCTGAACCAGCCTTCATTGCGCCAGCATAATCAACGCGGAAACTGTCGAAGGATGCCACAGGTGGAATCTGAGCTTTCTCATAGGCTGTCAGAGTTGCACCGACCGCATATGCGCGAGAGCCAAGCTCCTTAGCCAGGTCTTTGTAGTTGAACGGGTTGTAGAACGCCTTGCGCTGACCACCCTGAGGCACACCAATGGACAGCATCATTGCATCAACGTCAGCCGATGCGTTCCAGAGTTCTTCGCCGAGAGTGCTACCGGTGGACGCCGATTTAATGGTGACCACGTTGGTGGAGCGAGCGACCACCTCATCGACGATCATGTTATCAACCCACGCCGCCAACTGGCGACCCGCCGCCTTGCCAGCCTGCTCTTTGTGCCACGGATCGCGCATTTCTTTTGCGTCCAGTTCGTAGATGACGTTCTCTGGCTCGCGGAAGCGAGCAGGCACCTGACGCTGAACGAGTGAGTTTGCAGTGGCCGAAGTCAGATCAAGTCCGCTCACGGTTTTCAGGTGGTAGCCCTGAGGGCGATAAACAACGTCGCCAGCGCGCTGCATTTCAATGTCGCCCGGTCGGAACTTGCTGCACTCGCGGGAAACGACATTGGACGCCTCAAAACTATCAATGACGCTCTCAAAGAGGATTTCGAGGTCTTTTGTTAACTGGTTAGACATAGGTATTTAGCTCCGATGGATTATTTTTTAGCTTTGTTCTTCGCCGCCCGGTATTCGGTGTAATCACCGGTGTCGCGCGCTTTTTCGAGAAGTTTGTCGAGGTTATTGATTACTGCGCCGTTGCTCCCCTTAACTGTCGGGGTTGTGGCTGCCGTGGTTTTTGCTTTTGGCATGATTCTGGCCTTCGATTCGATACGTTCAAGCAGACGACCAATTGCTACGGGGTTGGTAGCTTCTGCCAGTTGCTTGCGCAGTTCAGCGTTGCGACCGAGTGCCAGAACAACGATTTCCGGCTTCTCTGACTCAAGAAGGATCATGTCCTGAATGTGAACAGGAACATCTTCGCGTACAGCCTGCTCTGCATCCTGGTAACCAGCCACTTTCAGTGCTTTTACTCTATGCATGTAATTGGCTGCTTTCTGCTGAAGCGTTGCGGTACGCGCCTCTTCCCCTCGTTTCCGCTCTCGTACTTGCTCCTGGTATTTGCCGTTATCCTCTGCCCACTTAGCCATGCGTTGCTGATAGATTTCTTCATCGAAACCGATGTCCTCATCATCCAGTTTTGGCATTCGCGGTGGTTGAGTGATTACCGGCTGCTGCTCGACGGGTTTCTGAGACTGACGCATCAGCTCTTTCAGCTCACGGTCTTTCTCTTTAATCGTCTTGCGCAAGTGTTTTACCAGTCCATGCTCTGCGCCATCTTCGCTGGTTGGCGAATCCAGCTTTTCGTCACCAAAGTAGAATTCCTGTTCTGATTCGTCGTCATCAGTGTCAGTAGCTTCCTCTGCATCATTTCCTGAGGACTCACTGCCATCTGCTGTTTCGACTTCTTCAGCCAGTTCGACATCATCAGGAATCTGCTCTGACGCGTCGGTTTCGATTTCAACTTCTGGTGTGTTTTCTGCCATCTGGTCCATTTGTTACCCCTGTTTACTCGATGTTCAGCCCATCGGAAGGCAATAGGGTGCCAGGCCTCATAAAGACAGCCATTGCACGTTATGGGTTAATTACTGCTGTGGTTGTTGCTGAGTTGATTTTTGCAGGATGCTGCTGATGTCCATGCGCTGCGCATGACCCTGTGCCTGACTTTTCAGGACAAGCTCTGCATCAGCACGGGCATTGTCTCCTTGCTGTTGCTGGAACTGTCCGAGCAGTTTCAGAGCCTCGCGGATATCAGATTTCTGCTGGCTATCGGCAGATGCGAGGATTTTCACAACGTTTGCCGCTGCAACCTGAGCATCAGTCTGTGCCTGGAATGCTTTAACCTGAATGGCTGCCTGTTCGTTCTGCGCTTTCTGCAATTCAGCCTGACCTGCAAGAAGCTGACCTTGCGCTGCAACCATAGCCGGATCTGGCTGACTGGCCTGTTGTTGTTTCGCCTGCTCAACCATTTGCTGTTCTTCAGGCGTTCTCGGCTTGATAACGCCAGACAGAAGCAACTGATTGCGGTTGTATTCTTTCAGGTCGTCCATCCCTTCGCCGTCCATATTGTCGAGAATCATCGACGATACAAGGTCATGCTTCGGCGTTCCTGGCGGGATAAGTGCCAGCATGGAAAGTAACGACTTAACCGTTGCATCACGGCGAGTAGCGAACGACTGACCGACATCGACAGTCACTTCATAGTTACCCTGCGAAAGGTCGTTAAGCGCGATAACCTGCCCTGTCTGACGGTCAACCACTTCACCAGTCATCAGCGCCACGTCATCGCTGTCATCCTCATTAACGATGCGCATTGGCGTATCGCTGCCATAGACTTCACGAGCCATAGAAAGCCACACGACGCCAGCACGGCGCATGGATTTAGCCATGTTGTCCATGTAGATATAGGACTGCGTGTCCATCCGGTTAAAGATGCTATCAACGGTATCGGTAGCGACGTTGCTCGGCATGTTCTCAAGCTGCGACGCACCTGTAATTTGCTGAATAGCCGTTCCGGTGTACTGCAATAGCCCGGCAAGAGCTGGAGGCATTTGTGTCGGAGGTGTCCAGCCAGCAACCTGAGCCTCTGAAATGACCGTTCCGTTTTTGTCCTTCTTGCTGGTCATGGGAAGAACTGCAGGTCTTTTCTTATTCCTCTCTGCCCAGTGATTCATTAATGGACCGGGAATGAAATCAACATCCACGATAGGAATGCCATCACCGCCAGCCTGAGTAGCGTTATCTGCAATCATGGAAACCATCAGGTTCTCAAGACGCTGTGCATCCATCGCTTTTGCAGCGTGGCCTTCGATTCGCTCCTGATTATCAACAAATGAACGACGCCCATATACCGGGATGAGAGGAATATGTTCGCCCGGAATACGCTTCGGTTCTTCCAGCCATTCAGCGCCAGACAGAAGACCGCAATAAACTCGGCGTTTCTTCACTGTCCGCTCACCAATCAGTTCGAATGCGCCATCGGTCAGCTCGTCGACAATATCTTTGATTTGATCTTCATCATAGATTGCCGTTTCTCCGCTGACAGGGTTACGCCATGCTGTGAGCTTCACCTTCTCTATGCGGACTTCGTAGTAGCGTCCAACATAGATGGCGTCAGGCGTTGACCAGTCATACTGAGTACCAGTGTCATCACGAGAAAGGCTTGCCGCGATGGAATCAGGGTATTCAGCCTCGAACGCTTTAGGCGTCATGGAGAACATTTCCATAGCCCACATAGCATCAGAGCGGTCATATTGCTTGCTGTCCTGATCGAAGAAGACGCATGTCGCCGGGTCGTAAACAGGAAGAAGGCTGATGCGTCGCTGCTCGTTACTCGGATCCATTTCATCTTCGTAATCAGCACACATGCGGAAACAACCGAATCCGCCCGTTACAGCATCATCAAATGCGTTATCACACGCTTCGCCACCGGATGTTTCCTGATAATCAGCGCGGAATTTGCCGTTCATCTTTTCGGCTAACGCTTCCGATGCCTTGTCATCCTTCGGCCTGAATTTAACGCTGATGCGATTCTGTCGATACTCGCCAATGATGCGATCACATTCACGGGCAATCTTATTCAGTTCAAAGCGCGGGTAATGCTCAAACCTGCCTTCATCAAATGAGTAACCAGCGTTTGTGCTGCCTTCCCACTGTGCGCCGGACACCCGGACGAAACGTTGAGCCTCAATAATCTGCTCACGCATATCCTGCGTTGCTGACCAGGCATTATCAAAGTTGCACAGCACCTTGCGATGCCAGTCAGTCATCTTTTTTTCTGCCATATCAACCTACACCACAAGGAATTGAGTAACTGGAATAGTCGGGTTGCGCAGCCGACTCCGGACAATGCATACACATCATCAACGCATCAGCCAGGTTAGGAGATGGAATACCGAGCTTCTGCTTCATTTCGACCTTAGTCATAAGCTCCAGCTTCCCGTTGTTATTGAATTTGCGCTGAATCTGCGTCAGTTCTGCAAACAGCTTCTCCAGCATCTTCTCGCCTATCGCTTCTTTGTCGAAACTCAGCATGTCGTCTGGGTCTGCATACTCACCGTGAACAACCGCCCGATATGTCAGATACAGCCTGTCAGCCAGCGCGTAATAGAATTGTGCTCGCTTATTGCGGAACACATCGCCAATAGTGCGAACGTTGTCACCCTGTACGACTTCATCAGCCCATGCTCCGGCCTGATACGGCGCATCTTCATCGAATGGCGATTCACTGCCCTTGAACATCGTGGCGGTGATTTTCTTGCCGGAGAACGCTTCCGTTGTCTGTCTGCGTAGCCCGGCACCAACACCATCACCATCCCACAGGTAATGGTCAGCGCCGTCTTCAATCGCCAGCGAAGTAGCCCAGTCAGCGCCCTCGTTGATGTCCATCAGCAGACCTTCGGCAATACGCTTAACTACCGAACCGTGACGCGATGCATAACCTTTGGCATCCGGCCCTGTATCTGATGGGTCATGCGCAGAAACAACCGCGCCTTTCGCTTTCCATCCGAGTTTCTTGTGCGCATCGGTTGCGGCTTCAAGCCATTCACGTTTGATGATTGCCATATCACTTGCGCTCACTGGCTCACCAAGCCAGATGTGACGATACAGTGTCGGATTTCTGCGTTTACACTCTTCCATCTCCAGACGGAGAACTTCAGGAAAATGCGGATTGTCGGTGTAGTTCACCGTCAGCAGACAAATATCATCGGGAGGATTTACAACGAATCGCTGATAGGTATCGTCGAGGATGTTCTTCGGGTTAAAGCTCACCCATATTTCGGAAAACGGCTTGCGGATGGTTGGTATCAGGATATCCCACGATTCCTTTGTTACCGCTTCCGCTTCTTCCACCCAGCAGATATCAATGCCTTCGAGCGATTTAATCTTCGTAGGGTTGTTTTTTATGCCGTAGAACATGAATTCAGCATTCGTTCCGAGATGACGGATCATTGAACGCTGAATTTCAAACTCAGCCGAATACCCTTCCCGCTCTATGGTGTCTTCAAGCAACCGGATTACCGAATCGCTGATACTGTTTTGCAGTTCACGAGCGCAGAGAATACGCACAGGCTGCCGACGCGCCGCCTCAACAAGCAGCCTCGCAATTGCCCATGATTTACCGCTACCTCGACCGCCTTTGGCGACTTTGTAGCGATGCGCCTCAATGAACGGTTCAAAGATAGGATTAATCGAGGTCATTTTCCGAATAGAGTGCTCATCGGTGATGTTTCAATCTGGATTGCGCCGCCGTCTTTGCCGACAAGTTCGTTAGTTACCTTGTCGCCATACTTACGGGGATTCATTCGGGCCAGCGCCCATTTGCGGGTATCAACGCGAAGTCTTGCCTTTGCCACCTCAGCAGCATCTGGAATCGCATTGTCAGCAATTTCGAATATCTCTTCGAAAATAGAATCAGCTCGTGCCTCAGTTGCCTTCGCGTACTTGTCGCGAAAATCCTCATGCTTTGCCAGCCAGCGGAAAACAGTGGACTTATCCGGCATACCAGGACGCTTACATACTTTCAGCAAACTTTCGCCAGAAGAAAGCAACGAGCAGATATCGTCAGCCACCTCCGGCATATAATCAGAGGGGCGACCAGCTTTTGGTTCAGTCGCCATATTCATCTCACTTAGTTGTTATTTCAGGCATTGCGTCCTGATGTACTCCTGCAGGTAGTTAACCTGCGCGGTTATCCTGTCGATTCCACTTCGGAGACGGTAATAATTGAGTTCAGCATCTGCTGTAAGTCTTGGGCTTTCTCCATCGCCCATGCTGCTGGCTCCGGTCGTTGACTTTGCACAGGTGGCGGCGACTTGCAGGCGCTTACGACCAGCAGAAACATCAGCACGGAGACTTTCGATAGTCGCGTTAGCATCAGCAAGCTCCTTTGTGTATCTGGCGTCGAGTTCTGCTACATCACGTTGACGCTTCTGCATATCAGCGATGATGGATGTGGCTTTATCGCGCTGCTCTTTGTAGGTCATGGCGTTATCACGGTAATGATTAACAGCCCATGACAGGCAGACGATGATGCAGATAACCAGAGCGGAGATAATCGCGGTTACTCTGCTCATACCTCAACCTCTCTGACCGTTCCGCCAGCCTCTTTGAATTTTGCAATCAGGCTGTCAGCCTTATGCTCGAACTGACCATAACCAGCCCCCGGCAGTGAAGCCCAGATATTGCTGCAACGGTCGATTGCCTGACGGATATCACCGCGATCAATCATCGGTAAAGCGCCACGCTCTTTAATCTGCTGCAGTGCAACAGCGTCCTGGCTTTTCGGAGAGAAGTCTTTCAGGCCAAGCTGCTTACGATAGGCATCCCACCAACGGGAAAGAAGCTGGTAACGTCCGGCTGCTGTTGATTTGAGTTTTGGGTTTAGCGTGACAAGTTTGCGAGGGTGATCGGAGTAATCAGTGAATAGCTCTCCGCCAACAATGACGTCATAACCATGATTTCTGGTTTTCTGCCGTCCGTTATCAGTTCCCTCTGACCACGCCAGCATATCGAGGAACGCCTTACGTTGATTATTGATTTCCACCATCTTCTACTCCGGCTTTTTTAGCAGCGAAGCGTTTGATAAGCGAACCAATCGTGTCAGTACCGATGTAGCCGATGAACACGCTCGTTATATAAGCGAGATTGCTACTTAGTCCGGCGAAGTCGAGAAGGTCACGAATGAACCAGGCGATAATGGCGCACATCGTTGCGTCGATTACTGTTTTTGTAAACGCACCGCCATTATATCTGCCGCGAAGGTACGCCATTGCAAACGCAAGGATTGCCCCGATGCCTTGTTCCTTTGCCGCGAGAATGGCGGCTAACAGGTCATGTTTTTCTGGCATCTTCATGTCTTACCCCCAATAAGGGGATTTGCTCTATTTAATTAGGAATAAGGTCGATTACTGATAGAACAAATCCAGGCTACTGTGTTTAGTAATCAGATTTGTTCGTGACCGATATGCACGGGCAAAACGGCAGGAGGTTGTTAGCGCAACCTCTTGCCACCCGCTTTCACGAAGGTCATGTGTAGAAGGCCGCAGCGTAACTATCACTGATGAATTCAGGATAGCCAGTGGCTACGGCTCAGTTATGGTGCTGGTTAACGGACTTGAACCGCTACCCATTCGCTTACAAGGCGACTGCTCTACCATTGGAGCTAAACCAGCATGTTTGGCGGGACAGCGTGGACTCGAACCACGATAAGAAGGTTAACAGCCTTCCGTAATGACCTTTATACGACTGACCCAAATAAAAAAAGCCACCGTTGCAACTTAAGAGTCACTAACGGCAGCTTACCTTCTAATTATGGCTAAATGGATAATTGCATGTCAAGGCTTTTAACAGCAACATGCTTAACTTTCTCAACACGTTTACGCATTTTGAAAGCATTTTGCATTGGCTGGTACAAAACAAATAACGACGCTTTCAGGATGTCGTCAATTTCGTTTCTACAGGTTGCCATTGAAGGTTTTCTCCATCCCTCGCCACCACGTCCACACATCTTGCGTGGCTTTGCAGTCGCGTGATAGTAGGATGCAATTGCTCGCTTAGATGAACCATGAGCGTAGTAGCTGAGGAGGATGCCAAAGGCTTTCTTGTCAATGTACATGACGGAATCGACGACCTGAGAAATCAACATTCCATCATCATCATTACACATTGGCCTTGTCATAACTCTTCCCGGCTCTACGCTCTCCATGAACTTCGCTATTACGCTGCTCATGCGCTTTTCCAGACGACCTGAATAAACCCATGCGCCCCACAGTTCAAGCCAGCCATTCAGCCACTCATGCTGTTCTTTGGTGAGGTTTAGTTCTCTTATGCCCACGCGCCTTCTCCCTGTACCTGAATCAATGTGAGCTTTCCGCAGAACACTGCGCCGGTATCGATATACATCTGGTTGGCAAATTTGAGCGGTTTCACTGCTGGCGTATGACCAAAGATGAACGTGTCCGCGCCTTTAATTTCTTTCACGATCCCGTCTTGTGAGTTGCTGATTCGTTCTCGGTTCCAGATTACCTGCTGATGATCAACTGGCTTTCCAAACTCGTATTCGTCACAAGGATAATCGGCGTGGCAGATGACATATTTTTTATCTTTGCTCACCAGTTCGATGATTAACGGAAGTTCATCTGCTTTATGGGCAAGAGCTTTAGCCAGAATTTCTTTGTCGTAATCGAGATTAAAGAACCAGCCACCGCCATTAAGCATCCAGTGATTGACGTTTCCGCGCTCTGATAAGCCATCAATCATCATTTGCTCATGGTTTCCACGTACAGCTCTGAACCAGGGGAATGTGATTAATTCCAGGCATTCGACGTTCTCTGTACCGCGATCGACCAAATCGCCAACCGAGATAAGCAGGTCTTTTTTGGTGTCGAATCCTATCGTCTCCAGTTTTTTCATCAGGTTCGTGTAGCATCCGTGCAGATCGCCAACTACCCAAATATTTCGGTATTTGCTGCCATCAATTCTTTCGTAATAGCGCATCTCTTTCACTCCATCCGCGATGAACCATGAGAACGTCGTTGACGATGGCGTGCATTTTCCCGTCTTTATCATCAACGTATTTTCTGACCGTACCACGACTACATTTCAGTCTGCGTGCTACTTCTGTCTGGTTTCCGTATGCTTCAACGAGCATGTCTGGAATGGTTTTTACTGAGAACGTCATGCGGCCTCACTTCTGCTATTTCGCAGGTCTTTGAGTTTCTGTTGGTACTCTGCCTTGATCGCCTTGCACTCTTCGACAGTCCAGCGATGGCGGTTATGGTTTGATTCGATTTCGTCTACTGCTTCCTGCCCGATCCGGTTAATCAGTTCGACGCGATACGGAACGAGATTTCCGCTTTTATGCTGGTTGCACACCACGCATTGCTTGTGAATATTGCGTTCATCAAATCGGAGTTGAGGTGCCGCAGCAGTTGTCCGGTAATGCCCGGCATCCCACTGAGCAGACGTGAGCGTTCCGCACGAGATACATGGTAAGTCGCGGTCTCTTTCTCTGATGAAGGCGTTTACGGCTTGTTGGGCTTGTTTAATCCAGTAACTGCGGGGCTTTAAGGCGAGTTTTCGAATCTTAAGTTTATCTTTCTGTTTCTGCTCCTCTCGTCGTCGTTTCTTCTCTACTTCCTTTTCCGCTTTTTCGCGTTCTTTGCTTCGTCGTTCGAGTGCTATCTTGGTTCCACACTCTGGAGAGCACCACCACTGATTGGCGAATGCAGGGTGAAACCATTCCCGACATTCATCGTTTTTACATCGTCTTCGCGCTGGTTTAGCCATCGTCTTCTTCCTCGTACATTGAGCTATTCGGATCGCTCATCAGTTCTGCACAGCAGAGCTCACACACGTGAACTTCCAGCACATGCAGCTTCTGACCGCAGTTAGCGCACGTTAAAGCTCGCTCGACGCTTTCTTGTTCGTAACTTCGATTTTGGTCAATCACCTTGTTTTCCTCGCACGTTCTCTAAGCCACCGGATATCCCACAGGTGAGCCGTGTAGTTGAAGGTTTTTACATCAGATTCTTTTGGGATTGGCTTGCGTTTATTTCTGGAGCGTTTCGTTGGAAGGTATTTGCAGTTTTCGCAGATGATGTCGGTGATACTTCGTCGCTGTCGTCTCATGCCGCCCTCCTGACGCCCTGCCCGATCGCCATCAATGCCGCTTTGGATACGGTAGTAAACATCCGTCGATGACTGATGAACGGTCGCCAAATCAGCAGCATTGAGCCTTTGCTGTTTCCCTTCTTCTCCAGCCCTGTCGATGGTTCGATAAAATTAATCCGTCCATCAGTGATAATGCGAACTTCGTCGACACTCTCCAGAGCCTTGCTGAACCATCCGACTGACATATCCTCTGGCACAAGCATCACTACCATCTGTCGCTGTTGTATGCACTGCTCAGCGGCTTTTTCCACCCACGGCCTGATATTGCTGTACGGTGGGTTATTCCAGATTGCACCGTGGCTTACCCACTCAGAATTGAGCGCGTCGTCGGCCTCAGTTAGCCAGTGAGCACACAGAGCATTTTTGTCGCTCGCTGCCGAATCCAGCCAGAATCCAAACTCAATATCCAGTGCATCAAAAAGCCAAAGCGGCGTTTGCCAGCAGTCCTTGTCGTGTGCTGGCGTATTTGATTTGATAGTCATGCAGCCTTCCCTTTTCGTTGTGACCATTCATACTCTCGCCGGGAGTCATCACTCCACCGCACGTTGCGCTCTGAGCCGAACCAGAACATGATTTCGATAAGCTCAGTCATGCTGGCCTTTCGCATTTTGCTGGTACGAACGCCAAGCATAACAACGCCACCGTCGATACCAGGCGCACTTCTTTGCTCCATTTTTTTGGTCTTAAGCCACAAGGCAGTGAACAGGTCTTTCCAGTCTTCCGGCGCCAGCCGTTGACCATGCCATAGCACCTGACGCGAAACATCGTTCAGCATCGGCCACATACGGTCATTCTGCGCTTTGCTGCGTTTGGGTTCTCTAACGTGGACTTCGTGGGGTGACTTGTCGTCGATGGGTAGTGAGAGAATGGCGTCTATGGCGTTATTTCTGATTGCTTCGTTGCGAAGCAGAAAGGTTTGCTTCATCTCCTGCTCTCCGGTTCCATTTTTCAGCCGCCGCAGCAACTGATGGTGCCCATGCCCCCCTGGCTTCACAGAGGTCACATTCTGCATAGCCCCACACATCAATATTTATTCCGGCCTCAACCCACAGACGAGCATTACCGCCGCAAAACGGACATTCTTTTAGCTTTGGCTGGGTTAATGATAGGTCGCTCATGCTCACTCCTTCACTTTAAATCCAGACTCCGGATAATTCTGTTGCGCTGAAACTCATTGTTGAGTCTGAACAACCGCCGAAGAACACGGTCACGCGGATAGCGTCGTGCGGCAGGTGAATGCTCATACAACTCATCAAGCGGCAAACTTGACGATGAACGATACCGATACCAACGCACCAACTCTTCACGAAAATTAGCCCTGACAAGCTCAGCTATCGTACTCATTTCTTAAATCCTCCAATTACTCTCCCCCAAATAAAAAGGCCTGCGATTACCAGCAAGCCTGTTATTAGCTCAGTGATGTAGATGGTCATTTAATACTCCGTCACGTTTTCCTGTCGCCACGCCTCGTCATATTCCGATTTCGGCATATTGGCGATGTAGCTATATGGCGATCCTGATTCAAGTTGCAGGAACTGGTGCGATTGCTCGTCAAGGAACAACGGGACACCACCTTCCCAACCTTCGCCGTTACGTTGTTTTTCAAGCATCAAAACAGATGCAGGAGACGCCAGTAGCTGTTCGTCCTTCTCTGACATCTTTTCACCACTCTGAACTCTCTGTAACGCTCTCTCGCGAGCCTTGTTACGCCAGATGATGAAAAGGTTGTCTGTCAGGTCTGTTATCGCTCCAGAGCCTTTTACGTCCATTTTCCCGGTTGGTTTTTCTTCGCTGTCTCCTTTTCGCGAGTGAGTAACGAGAATGACGTGGGAGTTTGTTTTGTTTTTGAAGTCGCAAATCGAGTCAACAAACGCCTTCTGCCCGTTATAGTCATCGTCGCCTATGCCACATTTCATCAGGCTGTCGATGATGAATAACTGGATCCCGTATCGGCGGCGAGCGTAGTCGAATATTTCGATCAGCCTGTCGGCTTTCGCCGTTCCGGTCAGGCCAAACACCCAAAGTCTTTCGTCATAAAATTTAAATGCAGAGTCAATTTCCAGCACTGGCGGCATCTTGCAGCACGTCGCCTGACGGGTAAGGCGCTTAAGGAGAATACCAGGCTTCAGCTCAAGTGACGCGATGCACGTCTTCACACCCTGACGCATTGCCTCAAGTGCCATATGCCCGACAACCTCCGTTTTTCCGTGACCGTTCACACCATTGACCAGCGTCAACTCGGCCTCACGGAACTGGAATTTATCTGCCAGAGATTCCCACGGTGGATTAAACAGATACTGCTGCTTGCCGTAGAAAGCGTTGATAGTGTCCTGGTAAAACTCTCGCGCGCTGTAGAGTTCTTCAGGATCGAAGTAGGATGCCGTGCCGATGTACTGCCAGATTTCATCCTCGGTAACACCGTTCATCAGGCATTCGTTGATGTCTTTGTACGGCAGAGTAACAAGACGGCAACGATGTTCACCGAGTCGGCTTGCGATTTCCCTTGCGGCTTCACGACCAACATCATCAACGTCCATCGAGATGAATATTTCCTCAAACCTGTCGAGGTTGTGATACTCAAACTCAATCCACTGTTGCTTAGCGCCTTTCCCGCCACCAAACGGCACGGATAACGCCGAGATGCCGTATTGCGCATAGCTCATACAATCAATTTCGCCTTCGCAAAGCACAACCGCCCTCACGCCAGCGTCCAGAGCCTGCCATCCGAACAGGCAAGGTTCGCAATCACCTTCTGCCATAATGACTTTCTTCCCGTCCGGGCGCTCAGTGCTGATTCGCTTGACCTGCAACAACTCACCATCGCGTTTGTACGGAATCACCAGAGCATCCAGTTCCCGCTCTCCATTCCACACCTTGCCGCTGACAACCTCGTAGCGCTTTACGATTTCTGGCGATATGCCACGCGATTGCAGGTACTCAAGATGGGATTCTGTTCTGGTAACGTAGCGGGCGATTTTCTTGCGATCAGGTCTGGAGAATTTCTTCTCACGTCTGGCATCGAAATGGTGATCGTCATCCTTGATACCGAGAAATGCTTTCGCTTCCTGCATAGCCTGATGCAGGTTAATTCCACGACATGCCATCCACAAATCAAGCATGTCACCGCCGTCTCCCTCAGCGAAATCAGCCCATTTTTTCTTGCCGCTAAGGTTGACCTTAAGGCTGTTTCCCTTGTCACCGTTGACGTTACCGGCAACCCACTCATGCCCCTCTTTCTTGCCGTTTGGCAACAGGTGCGGAGCCACCCTGTCAACCTGCGCCCAAAGCAGGTCACTGAGTTCACTTGGCGTCATGATTCCCTCAGATTGAGATTTTTAAACCAGAAATCGACAAACGAAATACTTAACCAGCCGTGGTTATAACCAGCGACCAGTAGCGATTTGATTTTTGATTTCATGGTTCACCTGTCGAAAAACACGTAGCCAGTTTTCGATACGGTGATTGCGGATGATGGTTTGGATTGTGGTTGAATGGTTTCTGGCTTTTCGTCGTTCCAGCGCTGACCGTTCAAGTAGCTCGATGGTAACAACCTGTCGAATCCGAACTGCTTACCATTCCTGCATGCGATGTCTTCTGCCAGCATCGTGGCAAACTCGCTTGCCGTACCCCTGGTAGTTTTACGCCATTCCCTGAACTGTGTTCTGAATGCCGAAGCTGCGTTTTTTTTCCCGGCTTTCCGCATGCCTGCACACCAGAATATTTCCTCGAATGCCTTGTCGGTTTCTTCGTGACGGTCAGATGATTTTTCACACTCCGTCCGAACACTTTCGGACATAGTGTTTTTATTATTTCTTTTTTCTTTTGTAATAGTTTCTTTTGTGTGTCCCTGTTTTGGTGACAGCGCTGTCACCGTTTTGGTGACACTTTTTGTCACCAATGCAGTGACATTATCACCAGAGTAGTGACACCCTTCGATTTGCCATTCCTCGATGTTCTTGTTAGGCCCGATTTGCTGGCCTTCGCGAAGGATTACCTTCATCGCGATAAGCTCATTCTTGGCCTTGTTTACCTTCTGTCTTGGCAGCCTGGTAATTTGAGCTAACTGACTATCAGAGATGCGATCCATCTTTTTACCGTATCCGTATGTTTTACGGCATATGGCGTGGGCAACCTTACTCTGATTTTTTGTTAAATCTGCGCCGATAAGCTCTTCATACAGGGCATTTGCAAGACGGGTATAACCATCTTCAACTTCTGCCACACGACGCTCCACAGGCCGTTGTGAAGGCCTTAAATGTGTTACGGTTGCAAGATTACTCATGACCTTTCTCCTTCTGCATCAGCTTCACTTTTTCCAACTCAGCCCGGAATCGACCAGGCTGCTTGAAGCTGGACAGGAAGCGATCACGTAGTATGTGTTTGTGAATTTTGTCCTGGTAAGGACTGAGTTGTTTTGTCATAATTACTCCTGTGGATTGATCCAGTAATGACCTCAGAATTCCATCTGGATTTGTTCAGAACGCTCGGTCTTGCACACCGGGCGTTTTTTATTGGTGATTCCATCAAGCGCATACTTAAAAGCCCTGCTAATCGGACTGATGTCTGATGCCATTCCGAAAGCACACAAGACCGAAGCAATAAATCTCCAGTCCGTTCTGCTTATCTTCGATTCATGACAGCCAATCATCTTTGCCAGACCGCGCTGGGTAATAGCTGACAGATTGATAAGTAAATCTGTTTCTGCGCGATCAACGTCACGCTGTGATAGTTTGCTGTAACTTGTTCTTTCCATTTCTTAAGATTTCCAATAGTGAATAGTTAGTTGAAAGGTATGCGTGGAAACGCATATGGCCTTAGTTGGTCAGATATATTGGGACTCGCTTTGTCAGCGACGTAGGACGAATGTCCATTGTGAAAATAGCGGTGTTACTTATGCAGTTGTTTTTTTGTTACTTGGAAAGGGCTTTACCTCTTCCGCATAAACGCTTCCATCAGCGTTTATAGTTAAAAAAATATTTCGGCCTGCATGAATGGCCTTGTTGATCGCGCTTTGATATACACCGAGATCTTTAGCTGTCTTGGTTTGCCCAAAGCGCATTGCATAATCTTTCAGGGTTATGCGTTGTTCCATACAACCTCCTTAGTACATGCAACCATTATCACCGCTAGAGGTAAAATAGTCAACACGCACGGTGTTAGATATTTATCCCTTGCGGTGATAGATTTAACGTATGAGCGCAAAAAAGAAACCATTAACACAAGAGCAGCTTGAGGACGCACGTCGCCTTAAAGCTATTTATGAAAAAAAGAAAAATGAACTTGGCTTATCCCAGGAATCTGTCGCAGACAAGATGGGGATGGGACAGTCAGGCGTTGGTGCTTTATTTAATGGCATCAATGCATTAAATGCTTATAACGCCGCATTGCTTGCAAAAATTCTCAACGTTAGCGTTGAAGAATTTAGCCCTTCAATCGCCAGAGAAATCTACGAGATGTATGAAGCGGTTAGTATGCAGCCGTCACTTAGAAGTGAGTATGAGTACCCTGTTTTTTCTCATGTTCAGGCCGGGATGTTCTCGCCTGAGCTTAGAACCTTTACCAAAGGTGATGCGGAGAGATGGGTAAGCACAACCAAAAAAGCCAGTGATTCTGCATTCTGGCTTGAGGTTGAAGGTAATTCCATGACCGCGCCAACAGGATCCAAACCTAGTTTTCCTGACGGGATGTTAATTCTGGTTGACCCTGAGCAGGCTGTTGAGCCAGGTGATTTCTGCATAGCCAGACTTGGGGGTGATGAGTTTACCTTCAAGAAACTGATCAGGGATAGCGGTCAGGTGTTTTTACAACCACTAAACCCACAGTACCCAATGATCCCATGCAATGAGAGTTGTTCCGTTGTGGGGAAAGTTATCGCCAGCCAGTGGCCTGAAGAGACGTTTGGTTAAGGCCAGCAACGAATCACAACAAACACATGGGGCGGCGGATTAAGGGTGATGGAGAATCGAAATAAGTTGAGGTCAACATGAACACGTTCAGCATAATCGCGATACCTTTTTTTGCCCTTTCAGTGGTTCTGTTGACTCTTGGCGCTACCAGGAAGAACCAAGCCAGCTTCATCGTTGGCGGCGTGTTTATGGCGTCATGCGTGGTTAATGCCATTATCGGCATGTCTCTTTGAGCGCTATGAGATCAGGCATCCTCGTTACTTTGTCATGTGTGACAGCCTGGTATGCACTCTGCGAGCTTTGATGTGGTTTACCACTTTAATAGTCACCGTATCACTAAACTGATTAGCTTTACTCATACTCTTGTGGATTCGCTATTTCTGATGTCAATGCAAAAAAATACTAAGGAAACAAAAAGGATACTTATGTCAGATAACACTATTAAAATCATACCTCAGCACATGACCGCCACATCAGTTCTTATTACGCCTGATCGTGCTGAAACAATCATTACTTTTTACCGCCATGAATTTGAGCATCACATGCAGTCTGATGAGCAAGGAAAGAATAGCTTCCAAGTAAAAGTTGAGTTGACCCCTAACATGTCAGTCTCAATGAGCCCGGATCAAGCTGTTGCATTAGTAAAATCATTACAGGTAGCTCTCAGGGATAATGGGCTATGGAAAGACTGAAGCCAGTTTCTTCAGTTCAACCTACCTCAGGAACAACATCATCAGTTCTTCCAAGTATTATAGTTAGTGCAACCCTAGCAGCGACAACCGTTTCTCCTTATGGGGATCCATCTCAGTACCAAAGTATTGGTATTGATGCTAAGGTATCAAATAGAGTTTCATACGCCATGGACGAAACGGGTTTGCGCCCAAGTAAGGAAGATGTAGCGATGAAGAGTGATACCCTGGAGGTAAGCGTGAGCGGAATGTCCAGAGAAGAACTTGACGCAAAGCTTTCACAAAACAAATCAGAGGTAGAGTCTATTGCTGCGGAAATGCGTCGCGAATCAGCTGACTTTAAAACCTATTATACTCAGCAATTTTCTTCTATTGAGAGAGGTATTGCTGAAATTAAAGGTGAAATCGGCGGTTTGAAAACGGGACTTACAACGACTCAGTGGGCGATGGCCGTTGGCTTGACTTTAGTTACTGTGATTCTGTCTGGCGTGATGTTAGCCTCAAGTTGGATTATCTCCGGCAATGACAAGTCACCATCAGTAACCAGCCCGGCTCCAATTATAATACAGGTACCGACACAGCAACCATTAACGAGCGCTCCAACTAACCAATCGTCATCACAACAAGCTCCTAAGCAATAAATAAACCCGGCCACCGCGCCGGGTTTTCTTTGCCTCACGTTCGCCCCAAAACACATAACCAATTGTATTTATTTGAAAATTAATAGATACAACTCACTAAACATCGCAATTCAGATCTCTCGATCACCTCCCAAGCCACACACCCCTGCAAAAAAATAAATCTATATAAAAAACATACAGATAACCATCTGCGGTGATAAATTATCTCTGGCGGTGTTGACATAAATACCACTGGCGGTGATACTAAACACATCAGCAGGACGCACTACTCACCAGGGCGGTGAATATACAACGATTCGAATATGAATCTACGGCGCTGACAAAGCGCAATAACCAAAGTGAACTTTGGGGTGTGGTGAAGGGTTCATGGACGGGAATATGTCGCACGTAAAGCGGCGAGGCCTGCGGGACTATTGCCGAATTGAAGTAGGCCGAAACAGGTCGAAATGGGTCTCCCACCTACCACACCACCAAAGTTCATCAGGAGGTCTATATGACACGCAGAACTCAGTTCAAAGGCAATTCACGTTCTCGTCGTCGTGAGCGTTTAAAGGCAAAGGCATTAGCTAACGGCGTACTGGCCCGCGAAGAAGCAATAAGTTCAGAAGTATTACACCGCCCTACTCTAAGCAGAGCGCAGATTCAGGCTAAAGGTACTCACGAAACGCCTGAGCGCATAGAAGACGCTAAGCCAATTAAGTTCATGGCACAGGACGTGATCTGGCAACAGAAAGAATACAGACGCAATCTGGAGAGAGCGGCCATTGTGTACGCGAATGAGTTTGGGCATAGGCAACCAGAAACTGGTGTATGTCTTCCAAATGTAGCTCTTTACGCGGCAGGCTACAGGAAATCCAAACAGCTGACAGCAAGATGACTTGTGTTGGTCGCCAGAAAATAAAATTAGGCAGCAAACCACTTATTTGAGGTGATATATGGAAGAAGAATTTGAAGAGTTCGAAGAGCATCCGCAGGATGTGATGGAACAATACCAGGACTATCCGTATGACTACGACTATTGATAAAAATCAATGGTGTGGACAATTCAAGCGATGCAATGGATGCAAGCTGCAATCGGAATGCATGGTTAAGCCTGAAGAAATGTTTCCTGTAATGGAAGATGGGAAATATGTCGATAAATGGGCAATACGAACGACGGCAATGATTGCCAGAGAACTTGGTAAACAGAACAACAAGGCTGCCTGATGGTGGCCTTTGTTTTTTGGCATAAACAACAGAGGATAACATGGAATTTAAAGGTACTGAAGGTAAGTGGGAAATAATGATGGATGGCGATGAGATTAAAATAATCCAGGCAGACTCACTTGAAAATGGCGCAGGCTGGCGTTCGTATATTGCAATCTGTGAGGAAGTTCAATGTATTGAAGATGCCAATCTAATAGCGGCAGCACCTGACCTTCTCGAAGCACTTCAGTTATTACTTAAGCAATCCAAAAATAGAACAACGACAACATATCCAGAATGGTATGGAGCTGTTAATAAGGCTAGCGAAGCTATCAAAAAAGCCATAGGTGATGAATAATGAATAAGAAATACATCGTTGAAGTTATAGAGCGAGAAACAAAAGAAGTAATTAAACATTTCGAATTTGATAATTATAGAAAAGCTGACCGCGTAGAAGAAGGATTGTTGCGACAAAGTAATCTCGAAAAATTTGATGTTGTCATGCGATGCGAATAAGCGCCTATAGCAGATTTACGAGTCTGCTATGTGAGCAATGTCGCTCGTAACTAAACAGGAGCCGACTTGTTCTGATTATTGGAAATCTTCTTTGCCCTCCCGTGTGAGGGCCTTTTTATATGCATACCAATAACGCTTCACTCGAGGCGTTTTCGTTATGCAATCAAATATAAGGAGTTACCCATGATGCACTTTCAGCTCGCGGGTAGCGGCGTCATGTCCGCTTTCTACCCGCACGAATCTGAATTATCACGCCGTGTTAAACAATTAATCAGAGCAGCAAAGAAACAACTGGAGGCGTTATGCGCAATGAAATAGTCATTAATCACCAGATGCTTCGTGCTGCACAGAACAAAGCAGTAATAGCCAGATTTATTGGTGATTCCAAAATGTGGCTTGAAGCAAATAAAGCGATGAAATCAGCTATCAACCTTCCGTGGTATCGCAGGAAATGAGTTTTACAGATAACTGGTCAGACGAAGAATTCATTCGTCAGATGAAAGAATTAATCGGTAACGAAGGAGATATTCATGTCACTTGCAACCACAGTGAAGGAGAGCAAGTTACAGAGACGCATGTACACGCAGCAGGCGTTAATGTATCGCCAGAAGGGAGATCGTGAAGGTGTTCGCGTATTTTTAAATGCGGCAAAGACTGAAGTATTAAATCAGCGTTATTTCCTTGGGCCATGTCCATTCTGAGGTGAATTATGGATTTGAACAAATTCGATGAGCCATTCAGCCCTGAAGATATCGAATGGCGAATACAGCAAAGCGGTAAAACACGCGATGGCAAGGTGTGGGCTATGGTGCTGGCTTATGTCACGAACCGGGCAATCATGAAGCGCCTGGACGATGTTTGCGGCAAAGCAGGATGGCGCAATGAATACCGCGATATTCCCAACAACGGCGGAGTTGAATGCGGCATATCAATCAAGATTGATTCCGAATGGGTAACCAAATGGGATGCTGCTGAAAACACGCAGGTAGAAGCCGTCAAAGGTGGTCGTTCCGGTGCAATGAAGCGCGCTGCCGTTCAGTGGGGAATCGGTCGGTATCTGTATAACCTTGAGGAAGGTTTCGCACAAACATCTCTCGATAAAAAGCAGGGATGGCACAGGGCAAAACTCAAGGATGGAACAGGATTTTACTGGCTCCCTCCATCGCTGCCGGGATGGGCAATCCCAGCATCAGATAACAAACCATCACCAGAAAATACCAACCAGAAATCTCCATCGGTTGACTGCGAACAAATCCTGAAAGACTTCAGCGATTATGCATCAACAGAAACTGACAAGAAAAAACTCATCGAGCGTTATCAGCGTGACTGGCAATTAATGGCTGGCAACGAGGAGGCGCAGGCTAAATGCGTTCAGGTAATGAACATCAGAGTTAACGAACTAAAACAGGTGGCATAAATGGCAAGCAGAGGCGTAAATAAGGTGATTATCCTTGGTCGGGTAGGACAAGACCCGGAAGTTCGATACTCACCATCAGGTACAGCGTTCGCTAACCTGACAATAGCCACGTCAGAACAATGGCGAGATAAAAATACTGGCGAGCAAAAGGAATTGACTGAATGGCATCGTGTTGCTGTATCCGGGAAACTGGCTGAGGTCGTGGGGCAGTATGTGAAAAAAGGTGATCAGATTTATTTCGAGGGAATGCTGAGAACCAGAAAGTGGAAAGACCAGTCAGGGCAAGACCGTTACACAACCGAGGTTCATGTCGGAATTAATGGCGTGATGCAAATGCTTGGCGGCATTGGCGACAGCAAACAACAAGCAGCCAGCAGGCAATCACAGAAGCCACAGCAGCAATCATCACCAGCACAACACAACGAACCTCCGATGGATTTTGACGACGATATACCCTTTGCACCAGTAACTCTCCCCTTCCCTCGTCACGCTATTCACGCAATTTAATCAGGAGAAAATCATGCCAGCGCCTCTGTATGGTGCGGATGACCCGCGCAATTGCTCCGGTAGCTCCAAGGCGGAGGTGCTGGATAAATTCAGAAAAAACTACGATCGAATAATGTCTCTACCGCAGGAAACGAAAGAGGAAAAGGAATTTCGCCACTGTATATGGCTTGCAGAGAAAGAAGAACACGAGCGAATTTACCAGACATCAATCCGACCATTCCGCAAAGCCACATATACCCACTTCCCTGAATATATCGACCCGCGCCTGCGTAATTACCGCTCACGCTATGGCGCTATCAGTAATGACTGAGGAATTTACCATGAGAGGACTTGCATACAATCCCGGCATTCTTCCGGCAGAAATGATTATTCGCCAACGCGTAAAGCCAATGCCATCGAGAGAGGAATTGCTTAAGAGAAATTCTTTTCCATCAGTGAATCAAAACAAATATCTGAATGCGATGTGGCGCAAAGGAGGCAACCAGTGAGCAAGATTGATTATCAAAAGCTTCGTGAAATCGCTGAAAAAACAAAAATTGCTGGTGAAGCACCTGTAATGCCTTTCGATCAGCGAATTAATGCGCTTAACGATTTTATGAAGCACTTTTCGCCAGATATCGCGCTGGCACTGCTGGATGAACGGGAAAGAAACCAACAATACATCAAACGCCGTGACCAGGAGAACGAGGATATTGCGCTTACGGTTGGGAGGCTGCGCGTTGAGCTGGAAGGCAAAGACAGCAAAATAGCCAATCTTACCGCCGAACGCGATGCTCTTCGTGAAGGTGAGATGGGCGACGCTAGGCATAGCAACACACGGGCCGCAGCTGATATCTACTTCCAACTGGTCGAGGAATGCGAAATTCCTGCTGGCGGATCTCTGGTCGAGTACGTTGACGATATGCGCGAGAAGCTGGAAGCCGCAGAGAAGCGCATTGCAGAACTGGAAGCACGGGAAATAAAACCAGCCAAAGGCGAAGTTCTTGTCGTTGTTTCTGGTTTTACTGGTTGCGGAAAAAGCGCCATCGCCGGGGAAATAGAAATCGCGATGAAGGCTATTGGTGTACCGGTTCAGTGGACTAATGGCGATGTGGAAAAGCGCATGACAGGAGCTGACTGGCTGACAGCGATTGAGATGTACAAACCAACAGTGCGCATCGTGGAAGTTAATGTGCCACGCGCCCCTGGCATTCGCATCAAAGGAGAGTGAGAATGCAAATTTCACCGGTTACTCTTCGTGTTGCGAAAGCGTTTATATCCAGACATCACCGACACAATAAACCCCCGGTGGGGCATAAATTCAGCATTGGTCTGAGAAATGATGCCGGAGAATTGATAGGTGTGGCGACAGCCGGTAGACCTGTTGCACGACATTTGGACGATGGATTAACGCTTGAAGTAAATCGCACATGTACCACAGGAGAACGCAACGCTAACAGCGCGCTTTATGGTGCTGTCTGGCGGGCAGCAAAGGCTATGGGTTATCAACGTTGTATTACGTACACCCAGGCAGATGAATCAGGAGCATCTCTCCGCGCAGCTGGTTTTGTTCGTGTGAAAGAGCTTCCTCCAAGAAAAAGCTGGGCGGAATCAAGCGTCGCCCTGCGGAGTAAACGCGATCCGGTCGGAAACGGTGGTGTTCCTCGTGTGCTCTGGGAAATCAGGAGAATGAGTACCACTGGCATTCGCATCAAAGGAGAGTGAGATGAACGGACAAATCTCAATTGTTCGGCCGGGAGCATGTGACGATCGCGAGATACGAATGATTATTCGTCTGGCGATGGGGAAAACAATAACGGCTCTCATTACTCCAGAAAATCTCGCATTAGCATTAACCGGAAAGTCAGACCTGCCAGTAGAGCTAAAGCTGCGAAATGTTGAGATTAAGGTGAAATAGCTATGACCACTATTACCAAAGAACGTATCGAATTATTCATTAAAAATCCGCTTGATAACGGGCTTACCCGTGGCGAACAAATGGAAGTGGCACGAATTGCACTGGCATCGCTTGAGACAAAACCAATAGGTGCATTCCACATTGCAGAACAGCAAGTTGACGGTACAAGTGACTACATCAAGGATGGAGAGTGGCCTATTGATAATGGGACAATTGAAGTATACGCCGCTCCCCCCGTTCCCGTAATACAGGCTGATGTCGCGCAAGCAATTGAAAATCTCAAGCAGAAGTTAGTGGAATGCAATCGCTATAACTACTGTGCAGATGCAGTTAAAGGCGTAGAGGATGCCTGCCGTGCTGTTAGCTATAACCAAGCCGACAATCAGCCAGCATCTGGCAACCAGGCTGCCGAATCCAATCGCGGTAATGAGTGGACTGGCAATCCTGATATTGATAACGCCATCATCATGCTCGACCGCATAGATACGCTGGAAAATTGCGATGATGACCGTATTGAGGCTGTTAAGGCTGTTTTGCGTAGACTGGCTGGCAACTCTCCGGTAACTCCGGATAGTTGGATAAACTGTAGTGAGCGAATGCCGGAAGACACCAAAATGTTACTGGCATTTAGTCAAGGTGAAATCGTGGCCGCATATTGGAACTGGGTTGTAAATCCAATTGATTACAAAAGATATAGAGCTTTCACGTATTTATCAGGAAATATCTTGGATGACGTAACTCACTGGATGCCGCTACCAGAGCCTCCACTTTGAAAGCGAAGCTTATACATATCTTTTACATCAGCAATCTATTGTTAATCTCCAATCAATGTTACGTTGTCATCTCACTCATGCTTTGGAGGTAGTGATATGTCTTGTCCAAAATGCGGTTCTGGAAATATTGCAAAAGAAAAAACAATGCGTGGATGGTCTGGTGATTATGTGTGCTGCGATTGCGGATACAACGACTCTAAAGACGCATTTGGAGAGCGTGGTAAAAACGAGTTTGTCAAAATTAATAAAGAACGCGAAGGCAACGAAAAAAGCTAATTTATTTATTCATATATGAAAACAATGTAACCAATATTCGAATTGAAGAACTGAAAGAACACCAAGCCGCCTGATGGCGGTTTTTTATTGGAGACAAGAAATGTCAGATTTGGCTATGAAGGTTTTGAAATGGCAATCGACTGGCGATGTCGGCATCAGTAGCGCAACTCTTGCCTCAATCGCATGTGGACTGAAAAAGAATATCTATGGTCATCACTTCGGCGCTCCACATGACGCAGCCGATTTCCGACGATGCGTTGCACTTGTTGAGCAGATTCCAGAAATCAGAGATTCATTCGACAAGGTTGCAAAGCGCGTTCCGGCATTCAAAGGCATCCTCAACGAATGGGATTCCCTTGTTGCTCTGTTGAAGTCTGAAATGAAGATACACGGAAACAAAGCACCAGAGACTTATAGAAGAATTAGCGAGCTACGCAAGGACTAACCACAGCCTCACACTCAATGAGGCCTGTTCATTTCTCAAGATATCCAGACCTACCATCGCCGCATCAATGCGGCTTTTTCTTGCGTGTAATTGCGGAGACTTTGCGATGTACTTGACACTTCAGGAGTGGAACGCACGCCAGCGACGCCCAAGAAGCCTTGAAACAGTTCGTCGATGGGTACGCGAGTGCAGGATATTCCCTCCTCCGGTTAAGGATGGAAGAGAGTATCTGTTCCACGAATCAGCGGTAAAGATTGACTTAAATCGACCAGTAACAGGTAGCCTTTTGAAGAGGATCAGAAATGGGAAGAAGGCGAAGTCATGAGCGCCGGGATTTACCCCCTGGATTTGCCCCTATATTTCCAGACATCTGTTATCACTTAACCCATTACAAGCCCGCTGCCGCAGATATTCCCGTGGCGAGCGATAACCCAGCGCACTATGCGGATGCCATTCGTTATAATGCTCGAACGCCTCTGCAAGGTTCTTTGCTGCCGTTAACCCGTCTGGTTTGGGCATGATACTGATGTAGTCACGCTTTATCGTTTTCACGAAGCTCTCTGCTATTCCGTTACTCTCCGGACTCCGCACCGCCGTGTTCTTCGGTTCAAGTCCCAACATCCGGGCGAACTGGCGTGTTTCATTAGCCCGGTAGCATGAACCATTATCCGTCAGCCACTCCACTGGAGACGACGGAAGATCGTTGCCGAAGCGGCGTTCCACCGCTCCCAGCATGACGTCCTGTACTGTTTCACTGTTGAAGCCGCCGGTAGTGACCGCCCAGTGCAGTGCCTCACGATCACAGCAGTCCAGCGCGAACGTGACACGCAGTCTCTCTCCGTTATCACAGCAGAACTCGAACCCGTCAGAGCACCATCGCTGATTGCTTTCTTTCACGGCCACTCTGCCTGTATGTGCCCGTTTCGATGGCGGTACAGCAGGTTTTCGCTCAAGCAACAGCGCATTCTGGCGCATGATCCGGTAAACACGTTTGGCATTGATCGCAGGCATACCATCAAGTTCTGCCTGTCTGCGAAGCAGCGCCCATACCCGACGATAACCATATGTGGGTAGCTCTCCGATAACATGGTGTATACGGAGAAGCACATCCGTATCATCAGTGTGACGACTGCGGCGGCCATCCATCCAGTCATCGGTTCGTCTGAGAATGACGTGCAACTGCGCACGCGACACCCGGAGACAACGGCTGACTAAGCTTACTCCCCATCCCCGGGCAATAAGGGCGCGTGCGTTATCCACTTTTTTGCCCGTCCATATTCAACGGCTTCTTTGAGGAGTTCATTTTCCATCGTTTTCTTGCCGAGCAGGCGCTGGAGTTCTTTAATCTGCTTCATGGCGGCAGCAAGTTCAGAGGCAGGAACAACCTGTTCTCCGGCGGCGACAGCAGTAAGACTTCCTTCCTGGTATTGCTTACGCCAGAGAAATAACTGGCTGGCTGCTACACCATGTTGCCGGGCAACGAGGGAGACCGTCATCCCCGGTTCAAAGCTCTGCTGAACAATTGCGATCTTTTCCTGTGTGGTACGCCGTCTGCGTTTCTCCGGCCCTAAGACATCAATCATCTGTTCTCCAATGACTAGTCTAAAAACTAGTATTAAGACTATCACTTATTTAAGTGATATTGGTTGTCTGGAGATTCAGGGGGCCAGTCTACCCCCTAACCTTTATATAAGAAACAATGGATATTACTGCTACAGGGACCCAAGGACGGGTAAAGAGTTCGGATTAGGCAGAGACAGGAGGATAGCAATCACTGAAGCTATACAGGCCAACATTGAGTTATTTTCAGGACACAAACACAAGCCTCTGACGGCGAGAATCAACAGTGATAATTCTGTTACGTTACATTCATGGCTTGATCGCTACGAAAAAATTCTCGCCAACAGAGGAATCAAGCAGAAGACACTCATAAATTACATGAGCAAAATTAAAGCAATAAGGAGGAGTCTTCCTGATGCTCCACTTGAAGACATCACCACAAAAGAAATTGCGGCAATGCTCAATGGATACATAGACGAGGGCAAGGCGGCGTCAGCCAAGTTAATCAGATCAACACTGAGCGATGCATTCCGAGAGGCAATAGCTGAAGGCCATATAACAACAAACCCGGTCGCTGCCACTCGCGCAGCAAAATCAGAGGTAAGGAGATCAAGGCTTACGGCTGACGAATACCTGAAAATTTATCAAGCAGCAGAATCATCACCATGTTGGTTAAGACTTGCAATGGAACTGGCTGTTGTTACCGGGCAGCGAGTTGGTGATTTATGCGAAATGAAGTGGTCTGATATCGTAGATGGATATCTTTATGTCGAGCAAAGCAAAACAGGCGTAAAAATTGCCATCCCAACAGCATTGCATGTTGATGCTCTCGGAATATCAATGAAGGAAACACTTGATAAATGCAAAGAGATTCTTGGCGGAGAAACCATAATTGCATCTACTCGTCGCGAACCGCTTTCATCCGGCACAGTATCAAGGTATTTTATGCGCGCACGAAAAGCATCAGGTCTCTCCTTCGAAGGAGATCCGCCAACCTTTCACGAGTTGCGCAGTTTGTCTGCAAGACTCTATGAGAAGCAGATAAGCGATAAATTTGCTCAACATCTTCTCGGGCATAAGTCGGACACCATGGCATCACAGTATCGTGATGACAGAGGCAGGGAGTGGGACAAAATTGAAATCAAATAATGATTTTATTTTGACTGATAGTGACCTGCTCGTTGCAACAAATTGATAAGCAATGCTTTTTTATAATGCCAACTTAGTATAAAAAAGCAGGCTTCAACGGATTCATTTTTCTATTTCATAGCCCGGAGCAACCTGTGAACACATTTTCAGTTTCCCGTCTGGCGCTGGCATTGGCTTTTGGCGTGACGCTGACCGCCTGTAGCTCAACCCCGCCCGATCAACGTCCTTCTGATCAAACCGCGCCTGGTACCTCTTCTCGCCCGATTCTGTCGGCAAAAGAAGCGCAGAATTTCGATGCTCAACACTATTTTTCATCCCTGACACCAGGTGCTGCAGCGTGGAATCCTTCCCTGATTACCCTGCCTGCGCAACCTGACTTTGTTGTCGGCCCGGCGGGCACTCAAGGTGTAACGCATACCACGATTCAGGCGGCGGTAGATGCGGCAATTATCAAGCGTACCAACAAGCGCCAGTATATTGCCGTGATGCCTGGTGAGTATCAGGGAACGGTATATGTCCCTGCCGCTCCGGGTGGAATTACTCTGTACGGTACAGGTGAAAAACCGATTGATGTGAAGATTGGGCTTTCCCTTGATGGTGGCATGAGCCCTGCCGACTGGCGTCACGACGTCAACCCGCGCGGCAAATATATGCCAGGTAAACCAGCGTGGTATATGTACGATAGCTGCCAGAGCAAACGCAGCGACAGTATCGGTGTTCTCTGCTCTGCGGTCTTCTGGTCACAAAACAATGGCCTGCAACTGCAAAATCTGACCATCGAAAACACGCTGGGCGATAGCGTAGATGCAGGTAACCATCCGGCGGTGGCACTGCGTACTGATGGTGACCAGGTACAGATTAACAACGTTAACATTCTCGGTCGTCAGAACACCTTCTTTGTCACCAACAGCGGTGTGCAGAACCGTCTGGAAACGAATCGTCAGCCGCGTACGCTGGTGACCAACAGCTACATTGAAGGGGATGTGGATATCGTTTCTGGTCGCGGCGCAGTGGTGTTCGATAACACCGAATTCCGCGTGGTGAACTCACGTACTCAGCAAGAAGCGTATGTGTTTGCACCGGCTACGCTGTCCAACATTTACTACGGTTTCCTCGCCGTAAACAGCCGTTTCAATGCTTTCGGTGATGGTGTGGCGCAACTGGGCCGCTCGCTGGATGTTGATGCCAATACCAACGGTCAGGTGGTGATCCGTGATAGCGCCATCAACGAAGGTTTTAACACGGCTAAACCGTGGGCCGATGCGGTGATCTCTAATCGTCCGTTTGCGGGTAATACCGGCAGCGTAGATGATAACGACGAAATACAGCGCAATCTGAATGACACTAACTACAACCGCATGTGGGAATACAATAACCGCGGCGTGGGTAGTAAAGTGGTTGCAGAGGCGAAGAAGTAA